TCATTTTTTTGCCCTCCTTTTATACCTTTTCTTTCAGGGGTAATTTACCCCTTAATTGGCGGTTTAGAACAGGTTTGAAACATTTTACCCCTGCATAGTTGGAGACTTCAGGTGAGCCACGGGTGAGCCGGTGTGCCGCCGCTATAGTAAGTAATACTGCGGCGGCTCAGGCTCACTTATGTCAGAGACTCGCTCGCCCCTTTCGGGTCGACCTCAAACATTAGCACTTTAAGCTAAAATCTCATCCAAGCGCGACTACGCCTGCCGGCTCCGTTTCGCGAGTCTACCTCCGGTGGCCACTCGCCGTGGAGGCATACATCGACATCGGCATTCAGCCTCAGTCTCCCTGGCGCCTAACGGCGCTATTCTTATAATCAATCCTCTCTCCTACCTCTCCCTTAACCTATCCCTTAACCTAACCGGTCCTAAGATCTAGGGCCTAAAGGCCCTAGCTCCCTAAATCTAAAACTAAAACCAGATTTTATTAAATCTTTTCAAAACTCTTGACTAAGCAAAATCTCCTCTTTGCTACTCCACTAACACTAACTTCGTAATTGTGTTCGTACGCCAACAATATATTATTTACTGGATCAGTAAGCGTGTTGATCATCTTCTCCATACAAAATACACGCATAACTCCAATGTTTCTCGCGTAACGATCTGACGCACTCGGTGTTTCACCGACGCGATTCTGTAACGTGTTCAAATACATCTTAAAACTGTGTGTCAAAACACTCGTCTTGATCTGACCAGGATCAAGATGTGCTTTACCAACACTCTTTACATTGCTAAACTCAACATAGCCTTGAGGAGGCTCTTTCATACTGCGATCAGTCTCAAATGCTGTCACTACTCCCGTCAATGCATCACCATTGACAATGTTTGCAGTGCCACTAGATCCAACACGATCTTTTCTTGTCTTCAAATTGTTGCCTCTCGCGTTATACGACTTCCCGTATAACGGAACAACGTCTGATTCATCTGTGGAATCTGTTCCATCCACATTCTTCGTACGGTTCTGGATCTTCAACGTGGATTTAATCGCGAAATCAAACAAAAAATTATTCAATTCCACCGCTGCTTCCGCGTTAACTCCCTCTGCCCAGTACATCTTCAAAAACTGGACCTCATCACTGCCGTTCCACGGTCTTGGCGTATCAAACCACCATGCAACAAAATTGTCGCATGATCTTTGTAGCGCTTGAAACTCAAACAACTGAGTCGCGCTCGCTGACTCAGGCGCCAATCTATAATCCACCGCGATCTTCGCGCCATTTGCGATTTCACTCGCAAATGTATAATCCGACGACGTGAAATCAACCCCAGTTGCTTTCATCAAATGTAAAAACAACACTTTCACGGCCTGTTTATACAACATCTGACGCGCAAACGTTGCGTGTCCAATCCAACAGGCATCAACGCCTGTTACAAAAGAATTAATCTCCACTGTATGGTTAACACCATTCTTCTTCTGCACTTTCACCAATCTCTTCTTCTTAAACTTCTTTGATCCCTTCTTAAAAAACCCAGCAGATCTAGATGCCATCGCGCCCATCTTTTTAACACTTACAGTGTTAGTTTTACGGGGCGTGTCAATCTTCATCCGATCAACCTTTATTGGCCTTCCAATGTTGATCGGAGTCTTGCTAGGGGTCCTCGGGCTTTGCAACACTCGCTGTATTCCTTGAGTAATTCCGCGAGCAACAGTAGACTCAACGTACTGCTTAACACCAGGAGGAAAAAACTCAGTAACTGTAAACTTGGATCGTCCCATGTCATGAATTAATATTTTTTATTTAATATCTTTTTTCAGGAATAAAAATTTTATAAAATCTTCTCGATATTGCATCAGACAACTGCTGATCAAACGCGAACAAATCTTCAATAGTGTAATTAGATGTAACAATCAACTTATCTGGGCGGAGTTTGATGGTTCCGCCCTTCACTTCTCCATCAAATACATATTGATCTGCCCAGATCTTTAGAAACCACCCGATCCACTTGCCATGATCGTGGCCAACATCATCCAACAACACTTGTTTTTCTCCCTTATAGCCATCCCACCACTTGTTAAGATTCTTAACAAACAGATCTGGATACCACTCCCTTGCACTAAATGACTTGCCCACGCCAGGGGGACCAAATATCCAAACCCCACAAGGGGCCAACAACGAAACAGGAGGAGCAGCATGATCAAAAGCGATTCTTTTTAAAGTATTATAATACTTAATTTTTACATCCCCTTCGCAATCTTGCCAATTGCCTGACTTAGCCAATTGCCATTGTTTATCCCAAAACTGTTTGCTGTTCCTGTTGAGAACTCGTTCTCCGAAACAGAAGTAGGTGCCACTCTTCGCTGTCTCGATCTTCTTGACGTATTCGTCTGCAGCTTGCGATCTTGATAGTTCAATGTGGGCACCTTCTGGGAAAGAGGACTTGACGGTGGTGAACCGCACTTTCTTGTCCCAGTGGGCGACCATCTGCCAATGGAGTCGCCCAGTGCTTCCACATTCTTCCTTCTGTCCGGCGCAGAAGGACATACCATTCTTGAGGACTTCTTCGGTGGGGTGCCAGTCCATGTTAAAACATGTGACACTCCACCATCTTCCTTGCTTACTTGATGTGGATGGCATAACTGTTCTTGTTGCATTAATTTTTGAGAATAAAAAAAAATGTCATTTTTTTGCCCTCCTTTTATACCTTTTCTTTCAGGGGTAATTTACCCCTTAATTGGCGGTTTAGAACAGGTTTGAAACATTTTACCCCTGCATAGTTGGAGACTTCAGGTGAGCCACG